GTTGGGGAGGCTAACAACCTTGCCCGGGAAATCCTTGATTTAAACGGATTTTCCGATGAAGCGGAACAGCTTGAGGACGAAGCAAAAAACTAATAGCGGGCGACAGCATGGTTATTGCTCTCGCCTACTATATGTTCGTTAATTTTGGTACAAAACCTTCTGAGGTTGCCGCCATGTCTGACCGGGAAAAAGTGCTGTGTTGGCAGATGGCGAAGAAGGAAATGGAGTCCAGAAAGAGGAAATAAATGGCGGGCATACGTGAACCTTTAGAAATTATAGATAAAGCGACAGCACCGCTGAACCGCATGGCAAACGCTTTCGCCGGGGCGGCGGCACAGGCGCAGGGGCTTGATGTAGCAACCGCCGGGAGCAATGCGTCACTGGATGCGCTATCCGCATCGGTCAACGGGATTTCCGGGAAACTGACCGCCGGGTTTTCGCAGGTGGTTACTGTGCTAACGGAGATCAGCACCCGCATAAATGGCGCAAATGCGGCAATGACGGCGATGTCCTCCACCGCATCGGCAAGTATTACGGGCGGCGTTACACAGCCCGCAGAACGGGCGGCAGAGGCTGAAAAGGCGGTTAAAAAAGCCGCTGAAGAAATGGGCGACAGCGTGGACAAGGCGGGAAAAAAAGCCAAAAGCGCCACCGACAAAGCCGCAGAAAGCGCCGGGAACTTAATGAACAAGCTGAAGGGTGCGGCGGTGGCTTTGGGCGGGCTTGCGGCGGTTAGAGGTATCATTAACCTGTCTGACACGTTAAGCCAAGCAGAAGCCCGCATAAACGCCATAACGGGCGACCTCGCAAGGACGCAGGAAGTACAGGAGCAGATTTTTCAAGCGGCACAGCGTTCACGCACTCCATACGTGGATATGCTCCAAACTGTGGCAAGCCTTAAGGCGCAGACGGGAGACACCTTCTCATCACTGCAAGAGGCAACGGCGTTCACAGAGCTGTTGAACAAGCAGTTTAAGCTATCCGGGGCAAATGCAACGGCGATCCAATCGACCATGTACAACCTCACACAGGCACTTTCTACGGGCGTTCTGCGTGGTCAAGACCTTAATATCGTCATGGCAAACGCCCCCGGCATTGCGCAGAGAATCGCTGATACTATGGGGTTGTCGCTTGGACAGTTGAAAGAGGTTGCGGCACAGGGCAAGATAACTGCCGACATTGTGAAACGTGCAATGCTAGGGAGCGCACAGGAGATCAACACGGCGTTTGAAGACCTCCCCATGACTTTCGTGGATGCCATGACAAAGCTGAAAAATGCCGGGGTGAAAGCCCTTGCACCCGTTACGCAGATGATTGCAAACGCCATTGATTCCCCGGAATTTGATGCGGCTATGCGTAACATCACGGCGGGGATGATTGTGATGGCTAACGTGGCAAGTGCGGCGTTTGGCGCTATCGCTGATATGGCACAGTTTGCGTCTGACCATCTAAACGTACTTGTCCCAATCGTCCTCGGTGCGGCGACCGCTTTTGCCATCTATCAAGCATATGCAACTTCAGCGGCAACGGCACAGGCGATTTTGAACATGGTACAGGCGGCAAGCCCCGCTATGATTTTGGCGCTTAAGGTTGCCTTGATTGTGGGCGCTTTGGTTGCCCTTGTGGCGTGGTTGCACATCTCCGCAAACACGGGGCATACAGTTTTCGGGGATATCGCCGGGACGGCGCAGGGATGCCTTTACGCCATCGTTAACGGGCTGTTGATTGTCGGCAATTTCTTCTTGTCCGTTGCTGAGTCGGCGGCGAATGCTTGGAATCAGATGGTGTACAGCATCCAAAGCGCCGTGATCGGCTTTGCACAGGGCGCTATCCGTGCTTTTGCAAGTGTGGTGCGGGGCGCAGAAAACGCCGCAAATGCCATCGCAAACGCCTTTATTTCGGGCGCTAATGCGGCTATTGGTGGTATCAACGGATTAATTAACGCCATCAACCAAATTCCCGGAATTAACCTGTCTACAGTTGGGACAATCGGGGCGGCAAGCATTGACAACAGCCTCTCATCCGCTATTGATGGGATAGCGGCATCACTTGACAACCTTAAGCCCGAAGCGGTGGAAACCGTCAGTTTTGGGCGGTTTGATACTGTTAGCATGGGCGATGCCTTTCAGCAGGGCTTTGACAAGGGCGCATCATGGGGCGACAACGTGCAAAACGGGCTTACGGATGCCTTTAGCGGTGTGTTTGGCGGCTTGCCCGGTGATATGTCAGAGTTTCTCGGCGGCGGCGACATGGGCGACATCCTGTCGGGTATTGAAAACCTCGCCGATACGATGGGCGGCGGCGCAGGTAGCGGCGGGAAAGGTAAGGTCGGTTCGGTCGATAAGGTCAAAAAGGTTGAAAACTGCAAGTTATCAGACGAAGACCTTAAGATATATCGTGACCTTGCGGAACGAAAGTACCAGAATCGCATAGAACTGCAAACCCTTGCGCCTAATATACAGGTATCCATCCCGGAGAGTGCGGCGGGTAACCTGTCGGCGCAGGATGTTGCCGACACCATCGCAAAGCTGTTGATTGAGCAGAGCGCCGCACATACTGCGGTCGCACACGTATAAGGACAGGGGGCGGGGTTATGAGTCCAGAAACACGGATATATATCAAAATCGGGGGGAGCAAGTACGCTCTCCCCGTTAACCCTGCGGAAATCAAGGTTTCGCACAGCACTGTAGACAAGACCGCAGAGGTGGCGGGCGTTGGTGAAATCGTAGTCCCGCAGAAACCCGGTTTGCGTGAAATCTCCTTTTCTTCCTTCCTGCCGGGGGAAAGCTATCATCCGTATGTACACGGGACGGCTTCCCCCCGCAGGATGGCGAAAGCGTTTGAAAAGGCGTGGAAGAAGCGCACGAAATGCCGCCTCATTATCTCCCGGTCAAATGGGTATGACACCAATATGCGGTGTATCATTTCTGACCTTTCCTTCACGGACAAGGGCGGCGAGGTGGAGGACATCTATTATGAAATCACCTTGCAGGAGTATCGCTCTTATGGCGTGTCACAGATGACAGTGGTTAGCACGGGCGGGAGCGGTGGCGGCGCTGTCGGGCCGGGTGCAAACCTTACAGAGGCAAACGGGCAGTTGTCGCAGGTTATCACGGCAACCACGGAGGCGGTGCGCCCTGTGGAAACGCCACAGCTTGTGGTTGGTGCTGATGTCATCGTAAACGGCGCTGTGTACAGTGACGGGAGCGGGCTTGTCCCGGTAGAACAGGCAAGCAACACCCCGGCAAAGATAACCCGGATTGTCAGCAGTAACGCATATCCCTACAGGGTCGGAAATATGGGATGGGTCGCTGAGTCACAGCTACAGTTTGCGGGGGGTGGCGCATGATTAGCTTACAAGCCGCCACAAAAAGCGGGCAGTTAATCGATTACACCCCCGCCCTAAAAACTGCGGAGTTAGTCACACAGCGCTTTGACACCCCGGCGAAATTGAGTTTTAGCGGCATTGAGGACAGCGGAATTGCGATCCCGGAAGGGTCTGCGGTTAAGCTGACCGACAACGGCACTTTGGTTTTCGCCGGGTATCTTTTTACGGCATCCCGCAACCGCATGGGGGAAGTTAGTTACGTGGCGTATGACCAACTGCGCTATCTCAAAGCCAATGCATCATACAGCTTTGTGAATATGTCCCTTGAGCAGATCATTACGCAGATAGCGGGCGACTTTGCCCTAACTGTGGGGGCGCTTGCCCCGACCGGGTACATTTTCCCGTCACTCATTAAGGAAAACGAGTCATGCCTTGATATCATCTTTGCGGCGCTTTCTGAGGTGATATACCGCACAGGAAAAATCTTCGTTTTTTACGATGATTGCGGGCAACTTGTGCTTAAAGAGGCGAAAGACCTCATGCAAACGGGCGTGATCGGTGACGGCTCCATGATGACCGATTATGAGTACAAGCGGGACATAGACAGCCAGACATACAACCGGGTGAAGCTAGCAAAACCCAACAAGACCACCGGGCGCACGGATGTATACGTGCATGAGGATACTAGCACTATAGCGCAGTGGGGGCTTTTGCAATACTACGACAAAGTAGACGAGAACCTCAACGAGGCGCAGATTGATGCCCTGTGTGCGCAGTATTTGAAATACTACAACAGGGTGTTGCAGACAGTTACCCTTGAAAGTATGGGGATAACTGGTATCCGGGCGGGGATGATTATCCCGGTTTTGATCGAAGATGTGGAAAGCCTCACCTTTAACAGGCTGTTGCTTGCGGAAAAGGTTACGCACACCTACGAAGGGAGCGGCTACCACACCATGAGCGTTGAGGTTAAAAGTTTCGACCAGTTAGGGGGCGGCTGATGGCGGTTGACCTTGCAACAGTTTTACAGAAGATGATACAGGACACCACGAATGGTTTAAAACCTACAGACCTTTGTTTCGGGACAGTTTTAACGCCCTCCCCTGTGTCCGTAATCCTTGAGGGTACTATGCAACCGATACCCGCTGAAGCTATCACCCTCACAAGTGCCGTTGTGGAGCGCTCTGAGACCGTTTCTGCGACCGATACGAACGGGGATAGGGTAACCGTCACTGTCCCCATTGTGCGCCCTTTACAGGCACAGGAGCGGGTTATAATGCTACGTTGCAACCACGGGCAGAACTTCTTGATTCTTTCCCGTGTTCCGGGATAAGGGGGTAAAGCATGGCAACACTTCCAGAAGTTGCGGGCTTTGATACCGACATAGTCATAGCGGCGCAACCATCCAAAACATGGATCATTGACCGCAACACCTTGCAGGTTGCGTACATGGACGAGGGGCTTGAAGCGGTGCGGCAAGCGGTGGAAATCGCCCTAAACGTGGAGCGCTTCCGTTGGCAGATTTACAACACCAATTTCGGCGCAGAATTGAACGATTTGGTGGGTGATGATGAGGCTTACATAGAGGCAGAACTGCCCCGCATGGTTGAGGATGCGCTGTCCCCGGATAATCGGGTTGTGTCGGTGGATAACTACACATTCTCCCGGAGCGGGGACGCTTTGTCGGTATCCTTCTCGGTGCATACAGTTTTCGGCGATCTGGAGGAAGAGGTGGAATTATGATCGATTTTTCCACGGGGTACACCTACGCAGAAATCCTTGAGGATATGCTGTCGCAGGTTGATGACACCTTAGACAAGCGGCAAGGGTCGCTTATACAGACAGCCCTCGGGCCGGGTGCGTGGTATCTTGAGGGGCTTGCGCTTGTGCTTGCGGACATCCAGAAGGGCGCAAGCGCCGCAACGGCAACGGGAACAGACCTTGATTATTTGGTTGCTAACCGGGGCTTAACCCGTATTGCGGCAACGGCGGCGGTGCGTCAAGGCACGTTCAACGTGGCGATCCCGGCAGGGTCGGTTTTTAAAACTGTGAACGGCGCTGATTCCGTTGGCTTTGTATCCGGGGACTTGATTTCCTCTGATGGCGGCGTGTACGTGTACGAAATGACATGTCAAGAGACGGGCATAATCGGAAACAGCTACAGCGGGCAGATTATCCCGGTGACCGCAATTGCAGGGCTTACATCCGCAAGCATCGGGGCAGTTATCACAGAGGGCGCAGAGCAGGAGACAGACACCGCCCTGCGGGTGCGGTACTTTGCGACCTTTGAGACAGCACCATACGGCGGCAACATCTCGGAGTATCGGCAAAAGGTGCTTGCTGTTCCGGGCGTGGGTGCTGTCCAGATTTACCCGGCTAACGCCTATCAAGGCGGGGGAACTACCCTTTGCAGTATCGTCAACTCATCTTATCAGCCCGCATCGGCGGCACTGGTAAAGACAGTACAGGATACAATTTGCCCTGCGGACGATTCCTCCCCAACTGTCCCGTCTCCCAATGGTTACGGCATTGCCCCGGTTGGTGCGGCGGTAACCATCACAAGCGCAACGGCGCTGTCCATCAACATCAGCGCAACGATTGAGTTTAATAGCACCATCCAGAACGGGCTAGAACTGTATACGGATGCAATCGAAACGGCGGTGCGGGAGTATATCCACAGCGTTGCGAAAACGTGGGGAAACGCCTTACAGGCGCACTCAATCAGCTATCCCGTGACCATTTACGCCGCACGGGTGATTTATGCAATCCTGTCCGTCCAGGAGGTTGTGAACGTGACCAATTTGACAATAAACGGACAGAGCGGCGACCTTGCCTTGACGGAAACTGCCGCCCTTCAGCAGATTCCCGTCTTCGGGGGGGTGAATCTGAGTGAGTAACGTGCATACAATTGACGGCGTGCATGAAATCTTGATGAACCAGTTGCCAAATTGGTTCAAGCCCGTTTTGGAATATATCGCAATCATGGAGGCGTATGCGTCCCCGCTTGCGATGTATGAGGATTTGGCGGGGCGGCTACATCAAAACTTTTTCATTCAAACGTGCGATGTCGATACCATCAAGTATTGGGAGCGCATCTTTGGTTTTACTGTGCGTTATGGGGACACGTTGGATTTCCGCAGACAGCGCATAATTCAGCGAATGAACCAGATTGCCCCTTATACTGTGTGGCATCTGCGGGACAGGCTGATAGACCTGTACGGCGAGGGGAATTTCACGCTTGAAGTCAACGAGCGGGATTGTTGGATAAAAATTTTTGTGACCTCTGACAGGTACGGCGCAATTGACTTGCTGTATGACCTTATCTATGACATCGTCCCAACGCATCTGTATATATACGCCAATCAAGAGGTAACCAACTACGCAACCTCGGACGCATACCACGGATGCAGGGTAACAAGGACATTTGAGCAGACCATTTCTGCGGGAGGCAACTGATGGGCAAGTATAACGGGGCGGTGATTACCACCGCAGGAGCAAACGTAATCTCACAGGCAATTTCCGGGACGGAGTTAACGTGGACAGTGATGCGTTCGTCCTCCGTGGCGATCCCGGAAGGGACGGATATTGCCGCCCTTACAAGCCTCACGGGCATTGAGCAGACGGCGGCGATTACTGACGCATCTGTGTACGGCAACAGCACCATACAGGTTTCTGCCCGGTTTTCCAATACTGGTGTGGCAACTGCATACCTGCTTGAAACCATCGGCATATATGGACAGCTTGCGGGCGGTGCGGAAACGCTGATTGCGGTCATGACGGCAGTAACCCCCGACCAGATGCCCGTATATGATGCGGACAGCCCGTCAGCGTTTATCTACAACTCGCAGATCACTGTACAGGACGCTGAGACAGTGGTTATGACGGTCAATGACAGCGGTACGGCTACAGTTGCCGACCTTAACCGCAAAGTGGATTTAGACGGCGGCGACCTGTCCGACACGAAGGGCAATACTTTCACAGCCTCAACGGCGCTTTATCCCGTGATTTCTGCCGGGGACACCTTCAAGGTGATGTGCGGAAAGATCGTCAAGTTTTGTGCCGACATTGTGAAGACCTTCACGAAAGCGACCGCATCGGCGGCGGGTGCGAAAGGTCTTGTTCCCGCACCTGCGGCGGGTGAACAGGTTGCTTATCTCCGGGGAGACGGAACGTGGAAAGCGCCCGTTTTTAGCAAGACCACCACGGCAACCGGGCTTTCCCTTGACGCACGGGAGGCGAACCCGAATGTTTCCGGGTCGCTTGCGGCAGATGTAAAAGCATTAAATGACTCTTTTAGTAATGCGGCTTTGCTCAGTTTCCGGGGCGAAATCTTGACACAGGCGAGTCAGATCACGCTTACTGCTCTGGCGACTTTGCCGCTTGGCACTTACATCGTTCAGTGTCCGACAGCCCCGGCAGACTTTCCGTATCAGACCGCTTACGGCGTACTACTCCACTATGGATCGTTGCTTAACTACCACCACATAATTTTTACTACGGCAGGACAAGGAGAACGATCGATTTTATACGTTGATTTCTCTGGAACAGTAACAAATGCGTGGAAAAAGGTCAGCGAGGACGCAATCTCAGCCAATGCATCTGGCATCAGCGCATTGCAGACAACGGTCAATGGTCATACGACAAGTATTTCCAACAACACCTCTGCGATCAGTTCTTTGCAGACAACTGTAAGTGGTCACACCACTTCCATCGCAAACAATGCGTCTGCGATCAGCGCCAACACAAATGCCATCAGCTCTCTGATTGCATACAAAGACCTGTCTGCCACCATCAACGCAGGCGGGGTTGCCCAGATTAACAGCTTAAGCGGTTATGTCATCAGCAAAGATAATTTTATACAGGCATATGTTATCAACGCAAACTCTATAGTTTTACAGCCATATACATATAACAACTTGCTATATGTAAGCTTTGCTACCGATATTGGCGGGGTTGTTCCGGCGGGAACGTACACGATCCGTTGCATCTATGTGCCTAGAGGCATCAATGCGGCAAGCTGATCCAATTCCTGCCGTAATTAAAAATGTCTGATAAAGTATCGAATCTGTATTGTGAGCGCACTTGTGCCCATATTCCTAACAGCAACAGTGCCAGTGTTTTCGGTGTTATATGCGGCGTAGACATTCATAAAACCATTACCTTCGCCCATGATATAGTACCCGACTAAGATCGGCTTTTTATAGGTTGAAGGGATGGCGGTGTCAAACCACTTCATTGTTCCGGCGGCAATCGTTGCTGATTCTGAATCGACAGAGTCGATCACATATGACGCACCTAAAGAGTCATTTAATGGATTTCAAAACGGGAACACTGTGGTGGCGGAAAAGGTAAACGCATACAAATTCGCCGTATGCCTACAACGGTTGACTATAGTAGTCCGAAAAAGAGGCGCCACCAATACTCCGGGGTATAGGAGAAATAGCGAAGAAAATAGTCATGCAAGGTGCAAATCCTTGCCCACAGTGTCAAAGCACGTTAACCCAAACTCGGAAGATTGCTGTAATCTCCGGGCAACAAAGAAAGGGGAAAGCTATGGAAATTT